TTATACAAAAATATACATGCAAAACGTAAAAGAATCAAAGCAGGAAGTGGCGAGAAAATGAAAAAAGCTGGACAAAAAGGTAGACCAACAGCTAAACATTTTGCATCAGCAAAGAAAACTAAGAGGACATAATGAAACGTAAAATAATGAAAGTTGCCAATAAATTAAAAAAAGCATCCAAAGCCCATGCAGGACAAGCAAAAACATTAGAAAGTTTAGTAAAGAATGGCAAAAAGAAAACCAAAAGATCCTAAAGTCGGTACTGGAAAAAAACCTAAAGGTAGTGGAAGGAGATTATATACAGATGAAAATCCCAAAGATACTGTCAGCATTAAGTACGCAACTCCAGCAGATGCTAGAAAAACTGTGGCAAAAGTTAAAAAAATTAAAAAGCCCTATGCCAGAAAAATCCAAATCCTCACCGTCGTTGAGCAAAGGTCAAAGTTCGCAGGGAAGCCCCAACAAGCCAGTATTGCGAAAAAGGGGAAGACCGCCCTTAAAAAACAAAAAGACAAAAAAGTAAAAAAATAAATGGATCTTTACATTTATGATAGAATAAGTAATATTCTAAAAGAAAGGCAACAAAGTCTTGAAGAACAGCTATTACATGGCAGTATTGATAGTTTTGATGCCTACAAGGAAGTGAGAGCTAGACTCTCTGAACTTGCAACATTACAACAAGAGCTTAGACTCTTGCTCAAAAAGGTGGAACATGAGTAAATTAATAATCCCTAAAAGATTACAAAAGAAGTACCAAACACAAGAAACCCCAAAAGAACAAACCGAACCTACAGAATCAGCCTTAAAAAAGATGCCTCAGCCTACTGGTTGGAGGATACTTATACTTCCTTATAAAGGAAAAGGAAAAACAGAAGGTGGTGTTTTTATTCCAGATCAAGCAGTTGAAAGGGAAGCATTAGCTACTGTATGTGGATATGTTTTGAAAATGGGTCCTCTTGCATTTAAAGATAAAGAAAAATTTGGAGAAAGTTTTAATCCATGGTGTAAGGAAAAGGACTGGGTTATATTTGGAAGATATGCAGGAAGTAGATTTAAAATAGACGGTGGCGAAGTAAGATTATTAAACGATGATGAAATACTAGCTACTATAAGCAATCCAGAAGATATTTTACACACATAGGAGATTAAAATGGCAGAAGCACAACAAAAAGAATTACCACTCGAGCCAGAAAAAGATGAAGTAGAAGTTGATCTACAAGAATCCAATGAAAATATAGAAGTTGTAGAGGATGATAAAGAACCTCAAGCTCCTGAAGAAACTGGTGATGAAGAAAAATTAGATGGATACAGTAAAAAAGTTAGAGACCGTATTGAAAGAATGACTTGGAAAATACGGGAAGCAGAGCGTCGTGAACAAGCGGCGATTGAATATGCTCAAGGTCTCCAAAAAGAAAATAAAAGTTTGCAAGACAGAACTAAAACAGTTGATGACTCTTATATAAAAGAGTATGATGCTAGAGTTGCTTCTGAAGAGGAAAGCTTAAAAAGAAAACTTGCAGAGGCTATCGCTTCTGGAGATGTTGAACAACAAGTTACAGTCAATAAAGATCTTGCAAGATTAGCAGTTGAAGCAGGAGAACTTAATAAAGCTAAAGTAACTAGAGAACAACAAATCAAAGAAGCAGAAGCTAAACCTGAACAAACACAACAAGGTCAACAAGCTCCAAAACAAGTGCATCCAAAAGCTCAAGCATGGGCTGAAAAGAATACTTGGTTTGGGTCAGATGAACCAATGACATTAACTGCTTTTAGTGTTCATAATGAGTTAATTAAAAAATATGGCGAGCAATATGCGTTAACAGATGAATACTATACTGTTATTGATCAACGTATGCGTGATGCTTTCCCTCATAAATATAAAGATGAATCAACACAAGGAACTACCGTGAATACTCCAGTAGCTGGAGTTTCACGCACAACTTCTGCTAGTAAAAACCCAAAAAGGGTCACATTAACGAAATCAGAGGTTGCAATCGCCAAGAAACTTGGTGTATCATTAGAAGCATACGCTAAACAGAAGCAAAAACAAAATTTAGCATAACGTGAAGGAGACAATATGTCAAACCGTCAAACACGCACCGAGGTAACTAGAGCAAAAGATGCTCGTAGAACTCCTTGGAAACCACCATCTACTTTAGATGCACCCCCAGCTCCAGAGGGTTTTGTGCATCGTTGGATCCGTACTTCGGTAATGGGTTATGACGATGTAAAGAATTTATCTGCCAGAATCCGAGAAGGATTTGACTTAGTTAGAGCTGATGAGTACCCAGATTTTGAGGCACCAACAATCCAGGATGGAAAACACGCTGGAGTGATAGGTGTGGGTGGTCTGGTACTTGCGAGATTTCCTCTTGAATCAAGGAAGGAACGACAAGAATATTTTCAAACAAAAACATCCGATCAAATGGATGCTGTCGATAATGATATGATGAGAGAACAACACCCAAGTATGCCAATCCTTAAACCGGAGAGGCAAAGTCGTGTAACCTTTGGAGCTAAAGCAACTGGCTCTAAATAATTTTAACTTATGAAGTAGGAGACAAAAATGGCGACAAATATTGATGCCCCTTTTGGTTTACGTCCTCATAATTTATTAGGTTCTGCACCAAACTCAATGGGTCTGACAGAGTACAAAGTACAGACAGCGGCGACGGCTGGATCATCTAGTGCAATTTATCAAGGTGATATGGTCATACCATTAACAAATGGTTTAGTCGACGTCTCAGCCGCAGATGGTGGAAGTGTAGCAATCCTAGGCGTTATGAATGGATGTAATTATATTGATACTGACGGGAAACCTCGTTTCAGTAACTTTTATCCGGGAACAGCTCTAATTAAATCTGGTACAGAAGCAACGGTTCTTGTTTATGACAATCCGTTTCAAGTGTATGAGATTCAAGCAGATGCTTCCTTAACAAATGCCGCGACTGCACAAGCTCTAGTACATTCTAACGCAGAAGGTGCTGGATTTGGTTCACAGAATGGTTCAACTGGTAAATCTATTGGTGAACTATCTGTAGCAAGTGCGGGAGCAACTACAGCAACTGATAACTTTAGAATCGTTGGTATTAAAGATGATTTTGAAGACATCAGTGTAACAACTGCTGGAGTTATAATGTTGGTAAAACTCAATTTACCATTTCATACTGCAACTACTGGTCTATAGGAGGGTATAATGGCTATTGCAAGATCACAACTCCTTAAAGAATTAGAGCCAGGATTGAATGCTTTATTCGGGTTGGAGTACGATAGGTATGATAATGAACATGCCGAAATTTATGACACTGAAACTTCAGATAGAGCTTTTGAAGAAGAGGTAATGTTATCAGGGTTTGGTACTGCACCAGAAAAATCGGAAGGCGGAGCTGTCTCCTTTGATACTGCGAATGAATCATTCACTGCTCGTTACACTCATGAAACAATCGCTTTAGCTTTTGCTATAACTGAAGAAGCTATTGAAGATAACCTCTACGATAGACTTTCAAGCAGATATACAAGAGCATTAGCAAGATCAATGTCTAATACAAAACAAGTCAAAGCGGCGAGTGTGTTAAACAACGCTTTTGATAGTACCTTTACTTTTGGAGATGGTAAGGAGCTTTGTGCTACTGATCACCCAACTGCAGGAGGAGGTAATTTCAGAAACGAATTAACGACTGCGGCTGATTTAAACGAAACATCATTAGAACAATCATTAATTGATATTTCAGGTTTTATTGATGAAAGAGGTTTAAAAATCGCTTTGATGGGACGTAAACTTATTATTCCAGTTAACTTACAGTTTGTAGCTGAAAGATTAATGGCAAGTAATATGCGTTCAGGAACAGCAGACAATGATGTCAACGCAATCAGAAATATGGGTATGTTACCTGAAGGATATGTGGTAAACCACTTCCTTACAGATACAGACGCATTTTTCATTAAAACTGACTCACCAAATGGCTTTAAGCATTTTGAAAGAGCGGCGATTGCAACATCAATGGAAGGCGATTTTGATACTGGTAACGTAAGATATAAAGCAAGAGAAAGATACAGCTTTGGCGTATCTGACCCTCGTTGTGTATTTGGTTCTCCAGGAGCTTAATTAAGAATCCCTCATCGGATAAAAGAGCGACTTTACAGTCGCTCTTTTTTTATGTTATAGTTTTAATACCTTGACAGTTACATGGTGTAACTGACATTTGCCAAGACAAGGAGATTGATATGGCTAATACAACTTTTAACGGTCCCGTCCGATCTGAAAACGGATTTCAAGTTATAAACAAAAATGCAACTACTGGTGCTCTTACTACAGTATCTAGTATGGCTTCAACTGGCATTTTGACAAATAAATTTGTCAAACATGTTGGTTTTGCTACTGGCGTGACAGTAAATACTACTGCTGGAGACAGTCCTTCAATAGGCGAATTTACACAACCTGCGAATACCATTATTACAGACATAAAAATATTTTGTGATACCTCTCCCGTTATTGGAACTGGTGATATTGGTTATGAGGTAGGAACATCAAGCTCTGGTGCTCAAATAGTCGCCGCAGTTACTGATGAAATTTTAGATGGTGGTACAACTGTAGTAGAACATAATGTAACAACTACAACACTAGTGACACAAACTCAAAGCGGAACTACTGCTCCAGCTTCTGTTCAATACACTTCTGCTGAAAGAACTATTTTTTGTAACATCACAAATACTGTAGATGCGACAACTGCTGGATCTTTTACATTCATTATTGAGTATGTACAGATCGCTTAATTTAAAATAGGAGGATAATATGGCAGATGCCGTTGCTACACAAACCATAATTGATGGTAGTAAAACAGCAGTCTTAAAGTTCACCAACATATCAGATGGTAGTGGTGAAAGTGATGTTGTTAAAGTAGATGTTAGTGCATTAGCTAATAACTCTCTTGGACAAGCATGTACTGGAGCCACCATTGAGAAAATATGGTGGCAGTGTATAGGTATGAAAGTACAAGTTTTATTTGACGCAACAACTAATGTTTTTTGTATTGAACTAGGTGAAAACCAAAGTGGTCATCATGACTATACTGATTTTGGTGGATTACCTAACAATGCAGGATCTGGAAAAACTGGTGATATTTTATTCACAACAGTTGGTCATACTAGTGCAGATACTTATACTGTTATTATGCAAGTTAAAAAAGAGTTTAGTTAATGGCTACTACAAAGGATGTTAAAAGAACCCCCTCTGGTAAAATTACTTACCGAGGGGAGACTTTTCCTGGATTTAATAAACCTAAAAAAACTCCAGGAGGTCCTAAAAAGTCAGCAGTGTTGGCTAAAAAAGGAAGTAATATAAAATTAGTTAGGTTTGGTGATCCTAATATGTCTATAAAAAAAGATCAACCAGCACGGAGAAAATCTTTTCGTGCTCGTCATAAATGCGATACTGCAAAAGATAAATTTAGTGCCAGATATTGGTCATGCAAGGCGTGGTAATGAAAGCAGATGAAGTTTTAAAATTGTTAGAAAAGCACGAGTCCGAGTGTGCTGATAGATATAAACGTATTGAACAACAACTTGATAGGTTTGATACTAAACTATGGGGACTAGGAGTATTAATAATAGCCTCTGCATTTATACCAGAGGTGTTTAAATGGCTATGACCAGAGGACAAATGTCAAAACAAATTAGTAAGCCTCCTGCCAAAAAGAAAACAAAACGTAAAATACCCCCAAAATATTTAAAAGGATTATCTCCTGCCGAGAAGGCAAAACGTCGTAAAGAGATACAACGTAATGCACCTAAAGCAGATAATGACCCATCAGCATATAAGTTTAGTACTGACTTTAAAAAAGGTAAACGTATCAAAACTAAAGAATCAGTATATACAAAAAAGTTTAGAAAAATGTATGGAGGAAAGAAGAAATGACCAAAAAACTTACACCTAAACAAAAGAAACTTGCCTCGCTATCCCCCCCATATAATAAAATAACTCGTGGTGATATTATTAAAGGTGCAACTATGAAAAAGGGGAAAAAGAATGTCCGCAAACGTAAGTAAATCACTAGCTGAAAAAGCTAAAAAAGCTAGAGCTAAAGGTAAAAAAGTTACAGCAGGACAGTTACGTCAAGTCTACAATAAAGGTCTCGCGGCTTATAAAACTGGACATCGTCCCGGAACTACACCAAACCAATGGGCTATGGCTCGTGTAAACTCTGTTTTGACTGGGGGTAAAGCGGCGAAAGTTGATGCTCATATTTTTGGTAAAGGTAAAAAACCAAAGCCAAAAAAGAAAGCTACTAAGAAAGCGTAGATGTCTTATTTAATTAGTAATATACCTTTCTTTAAATGTTGGGTACGCAAAGAATTTACACATAATCATGAACAATATAGAGGTGAGTTTATACATGCTCATGCTTTTGCAGTCACTACAATGCCCGATAGAACATTAGGGTTTCAAGTTGTTTTTACTGGATGCGAAGTTGATGGAACAGATGACCCTAATATACACGGTGGTGCTATGTGGGCTAGAATGCCTTTAACAGCATTAGTTGCTGATATACCCTTAGATACTATGCCAGATATCATGCACCCACGCTTTGCACAACCTTGGGATTGTAGTTCTCACCACCATAGTGTAGTCAAATTAGATTATGTAAGTGTTAGTCCGTGGTTATGTAAAATAGATAATAGGTTGCATATTGGTAAATATTTATTTACTATAGATTACAGCGAGTCAGATTTAGCAGATGATCCAGCTCAACATAAACAGAGTCATGTCATACAACTGTTAAAAGCTGATAACTGGACTGGTAACATTGTTGCGTTACCAAATAACAGAGTGAGGGTTACCTCACCTGCTTTATGGGAGACTGGTGAAGGTGCTCCCGATTTTAAACCGAGTCAGTGGACTCATAATGCAGAGGAACATGAACAGTATATGGATCCCGATGTAACTTTTAATAATCTATATAAGGAGACGAAAGAATGATGAAGAAAAAAAGCTATGCTGTGGGCGGTGCTCCCAAGAAAGAAGCAATGATGGGCGGTGGTGCTATGAAAAAGAAAAGTTATGCTGTTGGTGGCATGACAGATAAAAAGAAAATGATGGGTGGTGGCAAAGTTGTAAAAGGTCCATATAGTTAATGACAACTTCATCCTCTACTAATTTTGAATTAGACGTAGCCGAATATATTGAGGAAGCCTTTGAGCGATGTGGCTTAGAGGTTAGAACTGGATATGATCTACAAACAGCAAAAAGGTCTATGAATATACTTCTTGCTGATTGGGCTAATAGAGGATTGAATCAGTGGACTATTGAACAAAGGACACAAACTTTAACATCTGGAACTTCAGAATATGATTTAGGCACAGATGTAATTGATGTGTTGAATGCAGTAATACGAAGAAGTACTACAGATTTTAGCATTAGTAGAATAGGCAGAGATCAGTTTTTAAACATACCTACTAAATCTACAACTGGAAGACCAAGCCAATATTTTTTAGATAGGCAGATTACACCTAAATTAAGATTATGGGCTACACCAGAAAACAGTACAGATGTTTTTGTATATGATGCTTTAACTCGTATACAAGATGCAGATACTGCAAAAGATACTATTGAAGTTCCTTTTAGGTTTTATCCATGTTTAACTGCGGGATTAGCTTATTACTTAGCAATGAAAAAAGCACCTGATAGAATACAACTTTTGAAAGCTATGTATGAAGAAGAATTTGAAAGAGCATCTGCAGAAGATAGGGATAGATCTAATCTATCATTAACCCCTAGTAGTACATATTATGGTTTCGTATGAGTAGATTTGCTATTGGAAAAAGGTCTAAGTTTATATCCGATCGGTCTGGGTTTGCTTTTCCGTATAGGGAACGTGTTAAAGAGTGGAACGGTAATCTT